GTGAAGGATCAATGCCAGCGGCTTTCAGAATCCGCTCGACACCTTTGCGTTTGACAAGATCACCTTGCAAGCCAGCCTTGGATCGCTTCAGGCTTTCAATCTCCTTCTGCTGGCGTTCAAACTCTGCTCTGATTTGCTCCGGCGAAAGATCGCCAAGATTCTCAAGGTCCATGTAGTGGGGGGAAGCACCAGTAAAAGTTTAGCTCAATTCTCCCGTGTTTCAAGGGACGATTCATCCATCTCTGGGTCTGAGTCTTCACGGTTGATAACACTTTCGTCATCAATCAGACTTTCATCGTCAACCACTGGCTTTTCTTTGGTGCCATGAATATCGACCGCAGTTTCATTGCCGGTAAGGCCCATTCTTTCAAGCGTATCGCCAATCGAGAAGTTATGCAAACCTTCAAACATCTCGCCGGCTTCCAGCATTTCGTAAAGCAGTCTGACAGGCATAACACCAGAATCCCTGAAAAGCGTCTTGAGTGCCATTACTTGCTGGCTATGAAGCTTAACAGGAATGAAGTTCTTGCTAATTGTTACGCTGATCTCGGGGTACTTATCGGTTCTGTATCCAGAAGCGTACTTGATAGCCTTGTTAAGACAGTCCTCAAGAGACTGAACAAGAACAGCAAGTTGGGAGTCAGACTGTGAACGGTCCAGCAACTTTGCAAAACCAGATTCAGCCTGGCTTTTTGTTGGGCTCATCGCCACGGCTGTTAGGCGATACATGGACTGCTCAAGTCGTGCAAGTTCTTTCAGCGTAACTTCGGCACCTTGCATATCAGGAGCCAACAGACCAAACCTTGCATCTGGATTTTGGCTGAACAGACTGCGCCCAGAACCTTTGAAGATTTCTTCATCAGGCCGGATGCCAGTACCAGTAAGCATCTGCGACGCATTAAGGTGAATATCTTCATGCAAATCAGCGGCAACAGACCAGTGCTTAAGATTCAGCCTTGCAATATCGAGCAATAGTGGCCTGGCTCGACAGAAATCTTCCTTCTTGCCACCGTAGCAGGGAGTAAATGGAATATAATCAATTGACAAAAAACGATCAGGGTCCACCTGTATGTACGAATCCGGTGCATGAGCCTCGGATTGCTCATAAACGCGGACACGAACTCGATCAACCAAGTTGCCGCGAACCTCAGTTTGGAAAATGTCGTAAACAATTACTGTTGGGATAACTTTCTCAAAGTGTTCATTGCTTGCGCTTGCTTCGCGTTTTTCAGATCGAATACGCAAATATGTCACCTTTTTCTCGTACTTGGTCTTACCATTAATCCTTACAGGGCCAGTTTCGTACCTACACTCAAGAATGTCGTCAACCTTGATAATCGCAAGGTATGGCCTCGGAGAAAGTCGATCTTCTTCGCTTTTGCTGATAGATTCGCTGACAGGTGGATAATCCGTAAAAAGTCCAGCAACGCCACCATTGATCGCTTCGGTGAAAAGATTTTTGGCAAACGAAGTGATTGACTCGCCTTCCAGGTCAACATTTTCAAAAAACTCAGCCCATTCTTCCGACATTTCCTGAGGAAGAATCACGCCTTTTCGCAGAGCCGTACCAACGATAATGTCTACAAGATGACTGTAAAAAGACTCAAAAGAAGAGGACGCTCTTGTAGTTCTTACATTGTAGCTATCTGGATTTTCTTGGTGATCGCGAGGAATATATTCATTAAGCGCATCAGAAAGAAAGAATTCTGGATAAACGCAAAACTTGATCGGCTGAATCCGTGCAATCTGCTGCTCTTGCTCTTGTGAGTAAGCGTCTACACCGCTAACGCCTTCGTAGACTTTCTCGTTTTCAACCGCTCTTCGGTCAAAAGGCTCAATAACGTCATCCGCCTTTAAGATTACTGAGTTTGGGACGGATACCACGGCTGCACAAGAATTGGTACACCATTTTAACGCCAACGGCCACCATGCCCAGCACGCGCACCAGCCCTCGGGAATACCTGCCAGACCAGATAGCGGAAGCCGTCGCCAGAGTGGGAGTAATCATTTGCACCGCCTTTCATTGGCTTAAGAGTTTTGGAATCATAGACCCATCTTTCCAAGGAGCTGATGGTGTTGTAGCAATTTGCTTCGTTCAAGTAAATGCGATCATAGTGAAGATGAACATTGGCATGTGAGATTGTTTCCGCAACTGATGGGTTTTTGCGCTCAGAAATCACTTGAATCCCAGCAGAACGAAGAATTTCGTGGTCGCTTTGCGTTGATGATGTTGAATCATGAGCGCCACTTGCGTCTGGGTAGCAAGTAATCAAGTTATTTGCAAGATGGTGTGGATAGCGCTGCTGGATATAAGCCACAAGAGCAAAGGTGTCAGCAACCTTGGATTCCGAGAAACAGTGGAGCTGCTGACCATTTGCCCCAGAACGCAGCACACCATAGACAGCGTGACACTGACCGACGTTAAAGTCAGCACCAAATACGATTCTTTCTCCCCTGTTAGGCTCAAAGACAGGGCTTGCGTGTTTCTTGCGATCAAATTCATAGAATACATTGGCAGATTCAAGGTTGACAAACTCGCCTTCCAAGTAAGCCTTAATAAGTTGCGGATGGTATTTAGTTTTTAAGTCTTCAACAAAACCAGGATCAAGATACGGGTTATCAACTGACCTACCTCGATACAACTTTTTGTTGTCAGCTTTTTGCTCTTCAAAGAAGGTATACATCCAGGAAAAGCCCTCTGGTGTTGATGCAGCGCAAATCTGGGGACAGTTGCCAACACGAACACGACCTTGCAGCTTAATCATCGCTTTTTCGGCAATTTCTTGCTTTGTCGTGTCAATCTCGTCTGTTACAATTGAAGCCGCACTAACACCGATCAAACGCTCATAGTTTTCAAGTGATCGCAGAAGTATTAATGTATCGCCTTTTGGAAGACGAAGCTTAAAAGTTGGCCTGGGTGAAGCCCTGAACGAGTGCGGAATTGCATATCGCTCCAGTATTTCAAACCATTTCGGCAGAGCAACGTCCTCAATCAGGGGAATTGTTGGCTCAAGAAACAAATGTGTAAAGCCTTGAGAGCGAAACGCAAGCAAAAGTTGCTTTACAACAGCGGTATGAGTCTTTCCGCTACCATATCCACCACAAAAGCCAACATATTTATGCTTAAAGTCACACGCAAACAGTCGCTGGTACGGCAACAGCTCTGTGATCATCTTGATTTCCAAAGCAGCAAGGTCCATGCTGCTGTTGGATCTCTTTTTTAGCCTCGCAACTACAGAAGCATCCTGCAGCAACCCGAGATTTCTTGCCGCCGCTTTGTCGGCGTAGGCAACTGCACTAGGTCTACCGGCCATTTCAGCTCAATTTTGAGCTATTTTAAGACCGGCCTAACCTGAATAATCTTCATTTTGTCGCTTTGATTATTTCTTACAGCATCGTAAGAACTTGCTGCTGTTACACGCAGGTCGTATGTATGTTGAGCATCTTCTTGGACCGTAATCCAATACTCTTGTTCGGTCGGCTGCTCTTGTGACATGATCAACTTTCTCCAGGCATTGAGAACGTCTGCGGCACTCTGTCATCAAACTTAAGCAAAGAATTCCTGCATTCAAGTTCGCAAATTCGCACTATCGCTCCTTCCACAGAGCTTTGCAGCTCAGCATTCAGGCTCAACAGCTTTTTTGCCTGCTCAAGCAGCTGATCGTGAGAAAGTTGCTCAAGCTGCGACATTGCAATGGCAACACCAGCCTGCCTTTGTAGCGATGGCTTCATTTGCAGCCATTCATACGCACCCATGAGAAGTCAAGAAGCTTCCGCACAGAGTATCAGCGCACCAAGGATTGTCAAGTGTAAAGCAAAAATTAACTGTTACAGCTTTATTTTAGAACAATTATTCTCTTCATCCAACAAACAAAGAGTTTCATTATTTGCAGTAATGCGCTTTTTGGCGATGTAAATAAGTTCCACTGCTCGCCCAAGTGTCACGGCAACATTTTCTTCATACAACTCAGAAGTTTCTATTAGCATTTCGCGAATTTTGCCATAAATAGTGAAATGTATTGTTGGTGCAGACTCATTTTGCTCTTCATCGGTTTGCTGAACTTCCTCTACCGCCGATTCCTCTTCATCGTCTTCGGTCACATAAATTTCAATGGTTTCGTTTACCCTTGATGCAATCCAGCCAAAAATGGCAGCGCAAGCAATTTCGGGGTAAAAACTTGGAATCAGCCAACAAGCAAGCCCAAAAAGAAAATAAATGATTACTTCTCTGAAAGCAAGCAAAAAATAGGCTAGACTGCGAAGCTTCATGACTTCAATAGCAGGTGCTGCTACCAGAAGTCTAGGGGACAGCTGTTGGGCCGCCCCCTTCAGGATCAAAACGGAGAAGGCTCTGCAAGGCCGGTGTAGAGCGAGTGCATGGCATGGCCCCGCTGATCCCTTCCAGACAGCTTGTAGAGGATCTCCATGGCCTCCACGCGGGCGTTCATGGCCTCCACGTCGGTTGCCCCTGGCTTGTCGGGGTGAGGCTCCGTCCTCAGGTGGGCAATCGGGTTGGGCATTGGGCCAACAGCAAGGGAACTCAAAGATAACACCAACAAACAAAAAAGCCGGGTTGCAAGCCCGGCCATTTATTAACAACTGAATTGATCAGCGTTTCAAGCTAGCGATCGAGTCCAGCATGTTTTTTGCCATGTCAGCAAGAAGCTGAAGTTCGCTAAGCTCAAGGCAGATCGAACTTTCTTCCTGGGCAATGGTGAAATAAATGCGACCATCCTCATCTGTTTTTGGTTCAATGCTTGTAGCAACTGAATCAAAAGGGGAAGAGCCAGAGGGAAAAGTCGCAATCTTGACGGGACGAGCGAGGTAATGCGATTGCTCAATTTGGTGACTGCTCATTAGTTGCTTTGCGTGATTGAGATAAGCGTTGGATTTGGGCGATCTTTGGTTCCAGTAGGTGATGGCTGCTTACAGTTCCAGAAATACCGTCAACTGTAATGCGATACTCGCCGCTGGGCAGAACCTCAATAGATGGTTCATTCATAAAGCTTTTCAACATAAGTTTTTGCGTCTATCAGACTAGCGCCTGTAAGTTCCCTGTAAATTTTGATTGCTTTGATTTTTCCAGCTGGATACCCACCTGAATCCGCAACTACTTGTCGAACCTTGTATTCAACGCTGAAAGATGCTGCTTTAGAAACTAGCGGACCAGCAACCAAGGCAAAAGATTTTGGATGCCTTTTAGCGTAGTCAATAGCAACTGCCTTCCAGTCAATGTCGTCGCGAGCAATGAGTTCAATAGCCCTTGAATAGTAGTTCATTTGATTTTTGCAGGATAACCGAATTCAATCATAGACTGGTTGTGGTCAGCCATTGCCGGCCTCCTCCCGCAGCAAGTGAGCAGCGCCGATTTCAAGCTGCCCGTCGAGCCATGCCGCCACCTCGCGAATTGCGGCGCGGGCGCCAACTGGGTCATCGGCAGTAAACGTCTTGCTCAGGAACACATCAGCGACCCGCTCAACCAACCCAGCAGGTCGGGCCTCGGTGCTAGCAGCGGGAGAGCTGCCATGGAGCAATGCCGTGGTAGGGAGCCAGTCTTTCGCTGCCTGTACTGCCTCCAATGCTTCAACACGGGCGCGGAGTTCGATCAACCCACGGGACCAGGCTGCATCGCACCTGTTGACGGTTGAGTTCCCTTCCAGCCATGCCCAATCTGAGGCGTCTGCTTTTTTAGGTGTGGTCATTGTAGTTTGATTGGTTTTTGCAGGATAATGGTGATAAAGACGATCAAGCATGGTCGGCTTCCTTGGGATCAGCAATTTCTTCAACAACTGTTTTGGTTCTGTAACGCCTTTTTTCCTCGCGTGCCTTGATCCATTCAACAAACACTTTGATATAATCGCTCCTCGTCATCATATCTGTCTCGGAGTACATATTAAAAGTAATCTCAGCAAAAGCTGCATTTATTTTTTCCTGAATCAAAGCATCAAACTCTTTGAGAAGAGTTCTTGTTACTTCAGCTCTAACTTCTTTTCTGACTTTTTCGTAAATGTGCTGTTCTGCTGTGTCTATAATGCTGTGGATAGAATGTTTTTTGAACTGATTGTGTTCGCGCTTGGCTTCGCCAGCGGCCTTGTCGGCTTTCGCATGGTCCATTTTTTGGTTAAACAACAAAAGTGTTAATGCTGGGTTTAAATTGGTCATTGTGGCTTGATTGGTTGGTTTGATTAATAGGCTGCAGGAAGTTCTGCTTTAGGGTTTTTGGGATCTTCTGGTTTTTTCCAGACCCCCTGTGCGCGTATCTGAACCAATACAACTCCGTTTGGCGCACAGTCTAGTTGAACATTTTCAATTGAATAAAGCCATTCACCAAGAAGAAGTAGCCGGCCATAAAGGTCTTTTGTTTCTTCTATGGCTTTCTTGGTTAAAGGTTCAAGTGTTGTATCAATAATCGGAGGCCCAGAACAGTAATCTTCAAGAAGTGCGCCATAAATAAACTGTTCAACTGGCTGGTAGAATGAAAACTCTCTAATTTTCCAGTCTTCAGAAGATAGTTTCTTTCGATTGGCAAGGTCAGACGGCAAGGCCGGTAAATTTTCCATTGAAGTGACAAGCGGATTGAAGAATGTTTGTTGACAATTGAGATCAGACTTTATTCAGTTCATGGCAAATTCGATGGCGAATGTCGGCCCAAGCATCATAACATGCATTGTCCCTATCGCAACCGCTCAGATGCGAGAAATTATATTTACCTTGCCCGCTGTTATAGGCGATCACTTCGGCACAAAGCTTCCTGAAATTCTCTTCCGATGCTTTTAGTGGAGGAACCGATACCAAGCTAGATGCAAAATAGACTGCAAGTACGACATTGACAATAAGCCCGAGAAAGGCAACCAAGTTAGACTTGTCGTTTATTGCGTCAGCGGAAAGCAGGATGTGCATATTCTGCGCAAACAATCCTCCGCAAAGAAAGATCACACTGCAGCAGTAGATGTTCTTGATGACTGACTTGGAAAGGGTTTTCATGGGAAGAAAAGTGGTTTAACAGGGTGGTGGCGAGCTAACGTGATTTTTTAGCGTAGATTGCCACGATAATCACCATGGCAATCAGTGTAATGACGCTATCAGAGTCAATGTTGATCATCATTTTTTGAGCCTCCATTCACCATCGGGGCCTTGCTCGCCTAGACGTTCAAGAAGTTCCATGTTGTTGGTTTTGTTTATGTCCATGGATACGGCAAGCCCTTGTGGATGCCCACCCATAGACCAGTAGCACTTAAGATAGCCGGGATTTCTGTCTGAATCCTCGTCGGTGACATAAAGACGACCATGGGTTTTGTGCATCCAAATGTCACCGGGCTGTAGTTTCGGTTTTTCTGTCATTGGCCTTTGTTGGTAGAGGGGCAACAAACACGAAAGCCGTCGTCGTTGTAGCGACCTTCTTGGCAGCCTGGACAACGGTAAGCCGAGCGGCAGTCCCTGAGGCTGTCATACCACGACCCACCACGCAATAACCTGAAAATACTGCTCATTGGTTTTTGTTGGTAGAGGGATGACAAGCACGAAAGCCGCCGCTACTGAAGCGGAGGGCTGAGCTGTTGAAGCTGCGGAAAGTAGAGCGGGAATACTTTGGAAAAGTGTGCCATGAACCGCCACGCAGCGGTTTTTGCGGGCTAATCAGATGTTCGACCAACCAAGACACAAGACGGCTTACCTCATTATTTATTGAGGTTATTTTTTGCGGAAGGTTGGATTTCTTAGCAGAGGGGCAACAAACACGAAACCCAACAAAGTCGCTAGCGCCGTCGGGCACGGCGTGGAAGCGGAAGGCCGAACGGCAGTATTTGGGGTTGCCGTACCAGGCGCCGCCACGGCTTACAGCTCTTTGATCAACCAATTCATCAGATTCAACAGAATCCGAATCATCAATTTCATCTTGAGTTGTTTTTTCGCTAGCATCAAAAGCGATAAAAGTTACAGTATCACCCTCACGCTTAAACAAAAAGGCGCCTTCATTTTTGCAGGCAAGTGTATCAAAAAAAGATGCACTATATTTGACACCGTGGATGATGTACTGATTGGTAAGCACATCCCAGTGATTCGCTCGCGTAAGCGCCCAGCCGAGCATGTCAACTGGAAACAAAACAGACCGAACGCCAATTGCCCATGACGGCAATATCTGTCCCTCTGGAACAGATTTGGTCAGAAAGTAAAATAACCTTG